TTGCCAGCTCATCTGTACCATCTAAACCGACAGTGCGAGGGTCCAAAGTAACTTCATTCTTAGGATCAACACCAGATCTTTCAATAGGTACCGAAATATCGCAAGAACTATTCTGTGGGAACGGTCCTAACTTAACCATATCAACAGTCGAAATGTTGGGTACATTAGTCATACCCAAAGCTGAGGCTATGGAAGAAAAACTAGATGAAATAACACTAGTTGCTTTCATATACGGTCCTATCAAAGGGATCCTCGATAAAATGCTAGCTGCTTCGGAAACATTGGAAGCTATTTGAGAAGGCTTATAGTCGAACTCATCAGCTTGCAAAGCTAAACCCAAAGTTGGAGCATGCAACTTAACATCCTCAGCCCACGCATAAACATGAATCAATACACTTGTGCCAGTGATTCCATTTGCTGAAACCAAATCTGCGTACAAACAAGGGGTAATAGAACCCATATTTAAAGTATCATTAGCACTAGTAATATTTAACCAATTTTTATGATAAAAGAAAGGTAGAGTAATATCACCTCCCTGATTGGTTTGAGGAAAGATCCAAACTTTAGGGCGCTGGGAATGCCCCATCAATTCATTACCACTTGCATCATTAATAATGGTTGATCCAGCTAACCCCTGTAAAGGGGAATAAGTAAAAGCCATAGCTCCACTATAAAACGGGGAAGCATTGATAACGAATTTAAGTTTTAGTTTACAATGAATAAAAGAATAATTATTTAATTTATTCTTAATTGGTGCACTGTTAAAAAACAAATACCAAGGGTTCCAGGGAGTAGTCGTATTGTAGTTATCAGTTTGGGCCCAAGTATGAGTTTTAATCAATACTGGACGACTAAGAAATTTAGCCAATTCGACCTCTGGTTGTCTATCCTGTAGATTCGACGTCAACATATTCATAATCGACCACGAATCACCGGGGGTTTCATCCAGAAACTCAGCGACACTAGTGCTAGTTAAATCACTAGCCTCTTGACCCTCCAAAACTTCCGCAATCTCAGATTGTAACTGAAATGTTGGATTATTTAAAAATTTATACTCTTTTCCAAGAGGGGAGATTGGGTATCTCCCGCACCACCTATGATCTAGTTCACAGGCTCGACTTTGGTGGGGTACTTTCCCCACAAAATTATCGGACTTAGAAACAAAAATTACTGACAAAAAGGATGTTAACCTATATTGATCAGGGTGTAGCATTTTCCTTTGCACACATCTTTTTAAAGAGGATGTGTAAACTCTCTGCACCGAATAGTGGGGTTTGACTAGTTTTCCTTCTAGACACTTTTTGAATACGGGAAGTGAATAACCCAAAACGAATCATTGGCGCAAATTCGAATTCTTCTCGAACTCAGCCGATAAAGAATCCCAACTTGGCAAAGGACGATCAAAATAATCACCCAATTCACACTCATTAGATATATCCAGCATCAATTTTCTCTTTGCTTCAAACACATCCTTACCATACCAAAAATACTCACGGACTACAACATTTAAGACTTCTACTGCATGTAATTCCATACTAATGGTTTTAGATCTCACACACATAGTTAACATTTTATCAATAGAATCATGGTCCAAAGGACACACAAAATAACCCAAAAGAGGTTCATATCTCCACGATCTTTTTAAAAATGTAGCTTCACTCATAGGAATAAATGGGACGCTCTTTGCTTCCTTATCAGCCATAGTATAAACTATACCCAAACCAGCAAAAGTGTCCTGCAATACAGTATGATCGAAAAATTTACAATCTGGGTGGACAGACATCAAATTATCGTCACCATAAGTCATAGCTCTAACATTGTCCTTAAAATCTGAGCAATTTCCACTTGGACTCTTAAGGGCATACACATATCTCAATAGTAAACAATTCACCAAACCATTGATTATTACTGTCAAAGGGTGGCCTGATGGATTTGTCCCATAACACTGAATCAAGTCTCCATTAAAATCCACAGTGGGAAAACAAATGTCTTCGCGGATACATTCCAATACGAGAATATCCTTCTCTGTATAATTAGAACTTAAACGCAACAAATCAATCAAAATAGTAAAAGCTTCTATCATAATCAAAGAGGCCATCGTCTTATCAAATTTGCCGTAGTCTCCAGCAATCATTCTGTTGATGTCGAATTCAGCAAAATGTTCGTACATATCATGCCACTCTGTTGATTGAGCAATAGT